GGCAAGCGACCTACGCGCCGCCGGGCGTCGTGCTGCGCCCGGCCATGTAGCCGACCAGCGCGGCTATCAGCGTGGCCACGACCCGCCCGACGAAGTCGGCCGCGTCGCCGGTGTCCTGCTCGGGGTGAACGATCTCGATCCACAGCAGGACGACCGCGGTCAGCATCACCACCACCACCACCAGGATGGCCAGGATCAGCGCGACCAGGTCGGCCGTGTCGCGGCGCTCGCTCGGGCTCACGTCAGGCGCACGATGACGGCGAAGTAGTTCACGGCCGAGCTGCTGAGCGACCACAGGGCGACCGCGTCGCGCTGTGCGCGGAACGCGCCCATCCGGCCCTGCCCGCCGAACACGCTGATACCGTGGCGGTACGGCTGCGACAGGCCTGAGTAGCTCGAGCTGGGCGCGGCCGCGCAGACGACCCACATGTAGAACCCGCCCGGCGCCATCGAGCCGACCGCCACCGTGGCCAGCGCGGTGGTAGCCGCCGTCGCGGTGTCGGCCGCGGCGCACGCGGTGAAGTTGGCGATCGGCGAGTCGTCGAACCGCACGACCTCGGCGTACACCGCCGTCGACGACGCGAAAGTAGTCGTCAGCGTCGTGCCCGAAGCGCCGCCCGCCACGACGCCGGTGTACACCGTAACGAACGCGTTGTTGCCCGAGCTGGCGTAGCGCTCGGTCCAGGTGACGTTCGTCTGGCTGGGCGCAGCGTTCGGCTTCCTGGCCGTGGAGCACACTACGAACACGAGGTTGGCGCCGACCGCGTACGCGGCGGTCGTGATGGCCAGCGAGGTGGTGCCCGCGCTGAACCCGCCGGCGTGCCCGCCGACGTTCGGGATCGGGTTCACCTGCGCGTGCCAGACGGCTGCGCCGGTCGTCGCGACCGTGCAGACCCACCAGGTCCCGGTGGTGGTGTTCAGCCACCGCGAGCCGGCACTGTAGCCGTCCGCCGCGTCGTCGGTGACCGCCGGGTTCGCGGTCGCGGTGAGGTTGTCGAGCGGCACGCTGGCGGCACCCGAGTCGAAGCGCATCAGCGACAGGCTCGAGCGCATCTCGGCGTTGGACGCGTGCCCGAGCGAGGCCGCCGCACCGCTGTCGTGGTACGCGATGAGCTCGACGTAGTCGCCCACGTTCAGGTTGACGATCGCGGTCGCCGTGAGCGCCGGGTCCGCCGTAGCCGAGGCCTTCGGCGGCACGCGGGTGTGCGGCGCCACGGCCGAGCCGTTGACGCCGATCGCCACGATCCGGTACGACCCGTCGGTGTCGGCCGGGAAGTAGGTGCCGCCGACAGCGATATACTTGCCCGCCATCCCGGCCGGAACGACAGCCTGCGAGCTCGAGCCGGTGTGGAACCCGTGGGTGTCGTACACCTCGGTGTCCATGGTCAGCGGGGTGGCGGTGGTGTTGTTCACCGACTGGGTCGTCGAGTTGTAGAGCTTCACCCCGACGCCGGCGCCCACGCCCATGCCGCCTCGAGCGGCCGTGATGCGCAGATAGGCGGGCGGGTGCGTGGCGGCGCCGCCCGCACCGGCGCCTGCGATGCCGGTGCCGGTGCTCGTCGTCCCGCGCAGCGAGTAGGTGTGCGAGCCGGCCGACGGCGTGAGGCGCCGGGTGGCGCGCAGGTGTTGGCGCTGCGTCCCGGTGATGCCGGTCGCCGTGATGACCGACGCCAGGGCCATGGTCCCGATGGAGGACCCGCTGTCGTACAGCCACACCTGGCCGTCCGAGTTGTTGGGCAGCTGCCAGTATGGGAAGAACGCCTCGATGATCACTGGCGTGTTGCCGTCGTAGGTGATGGCGCTGCCGGTGATGATCGTGTTCGCCGTGCCCTCGGTCGTGGCCGTGATGTTCACGGGCGACGTGATCTGCACGTAGTCCAGCTCGAGCGGCGTGGCGCCGCCGGCCGCGATCTCGACGGTCACCTGGCCGCCGGTATCGTCGGTCACGGTGGCACCGTCGAACACGATCGTGTCGACCGGCGAGACCGAGGTGGTGCCGTCGTCTACCGTGAGCGTGGAGCCCGCCTCGGCCACGATCTCCTCGAGCGCCGCCTGTACATCGGTGGCGGCGATCGATCCGAAAGGCACGACCGTGACTGCGTCGGCCGGGTGCTGAGCGGCCGCGTCTCGCCCGGTCAGGTCCACGTGGGCGCCGGTGAACGGTGTCGGGTCGTACAGGCTCACCTCGTACACCGTCACACCGTCGGGCGCGTCGATCACGAGCTGCCAGTACAGGTAGCCGGCGTCGGCCGCCCAGGACGCCGCGAGCTCGTCGCCGGTCATCGACCCGGTGGCCGTGATCGTGTCGCTGCCCAGCGTGACCGCGTCCGAGTAGTCGGCCTCGTTGGCGCCCTGCACCTCGACCGTGACGGACCCGGCGGTCTCGAACCCGACCAGCGCGCGCAGCGAGGCTACGAAGTAGGTGTCGCCCAGGGTGCCGCGCCAGATCACATTGTCGGCCGCGTCGACCGAGTCGCTCGAGGCGTACGCGCCGGTGGCGTCATCGTCGTCGCGGGTCTCGGGCGCCGGCGCCCACTCCACGCTCGAGGGCGTGATCGTCTGCGGGCCGTTGATCTGCCAGGTGTGGACCTTGAGCGGGTAGATGAACCCCGGGCCCACCGACTGCCCGATGCGCCAGTAGCGGTGCGTGAGCGGCGAGGTGAGGTCCAGCGTCGCGGTGTTCGGGTTGGGCGCGTCGTCCCAGGTGTACGTGCCGGCCGCGGTGGTCCACGAGCTGTTGTCGTCGCTCCACTCGATGTCCCAGGCCGGGTCGTTCTCGCCGGCGTTGCCGAAGCCACCGCGGACCACGATCTGGTCGACCTGGTGGGCTGAGCCGAGGTCGCTCCGCAGCCACCAGGTGTCGGTGCCGCTGCCGTTGAAGTACGACGAGCGGCCGGCGATCGAGCTGATGTTCCCGTCGTTGGCGTTGGTGGGGTCCGTGACCGGGCGGATGCCGCCGCCGTCGCTGCAGGTGCCGAGGTCGAGGTTGAGGTCAGTCGCCGCGCCCAGCTCGTCGGGCGGCAGCAGCGGCACGAAGGCCAGCGCGAACTCGTCGACGCGATCGTCCGGCGGGTCGGGCTCCTCGACCACCACCTCGGGCGAGACGCCGTAGCCGGTGAACAGGAGGCCCGGCCGCCACGGGGTGACGCCACCCTCGCGCGTCGGCCTCACGAGTCGAGGACCCAGTCCGCGCCGGCGAACCCCCAGCCGTTGCCGCAGCTCAGGCCGCCGCTGTCCTTGACCGCGACCCAATGGGTGCAGTTGGCGCCGCCGTGGGTGGACACGTCGACCACGATATTGTCGCCGGGCGTGATGCCCGTCACGGTCTCGTCGAAGATCGTGATGCCGCCGGTGCCGAACTCGTTGTAGCGGTGGTGGCAGAGCATGGCGTACAGCGTGGTCGAGCTGCCGTCGTTCACGGTGTCGATCGTGAGGGTGCCATCGCCCACCACCACGATGCGCAGCTCGTTCTGGCAGCAGTCGCCCCAGGTGTCGGGCGCGCTGCCGTCGGTGCTGCCGTAGGTGGGGAAGTGCACGTGCCCGTGATGGCCTAGCGTCGGGACGATCGGATACACTCGGCCCGGGTTGCAGTAGAACACATTCCCAGGCGACGGGTTCGGTGTGTCCACCAGGCCGCCCAGCGGGTCGAAGTGCTGCGAGGGCGTCGGGCCGCCGTTGGCATCGACGCAGGGCGAGGCGCCGCTGCCGGTGGTCGGCGCGTCGGGCGGTTCCTCGGCCCGCAGGTCCATCGCCAGGGTGTACAGGCCCGAGCCGGCGCTGGTCTGGCGTACGGTCCTCGAGGCGACGCGCAGCCACACGAAGTCGTCTTTGTAGCCCGGCTGGTAGGAGCTGCGATACTGCACCCGCTGGCCCTGCACGAAGGCGTTGACGTAGGCGGCCGGCACGAGGACCGAAGCCTGCACGGCGTCGTCCTCGTTGCGCAGGTCGCGGGTGTAGCGCGTGGCTCGGCGCGCCGCCTGCGCCTGCGTCTTCACGAGCTCGGCCTGCATCACCATGTCGCGCGGGGCGAACTGCTCGGCCGTCTCGTCGCGCACGACGTAGGCGTACGACCCGTCGGCCATGACCATCACCCCGGACGCCACGCGCGAGGGGTCGCGGTCGAGCTCGGCGTCGATGGACGGGCCGAACGTCAGCGGCGTCTCGTAGTCCACCACCGGGTCGAACATCCAGGCCGGGTCCATGGTCTCGGGACTTATGTCCTCGAGTAGGTTGCTGATGCGGTGGATCGAGGCGAACTCCTCGCGCTCAGTGCGGCCGTACCACATCCCCAGGCGGAACGGGGCGTCGGGGTCATCGGGTGCCGGGTACAGGAAGGCGTTCTTGCCGCTGTCCTGCAGCGCGTCGTTGATGACGCCGGCCGAGTCCTGCGAGGTGTAGTCCGTCTCCGACATGGGGTAGGGCGAGTCGGTGAAGACGTACGTGCGCTCCTCGATCGAGGCGCCGGCGCCGCCCACCACCTCGGGCGTATCGATCAGCCACCCCGGGACGCGCACGGTATCGTTCTCTTCCTCGCGCTCGGCGTCGGCGCCCTTCTGCACGCGCCTGGTGAGAAGTGTGTTCACGTCCTTCAGGCTGATCTCGATCTCGCAGCCGGCTGCGGTGCGGTGCTCGCCGCGCCGCCACTTCCGGTTCCAGGTGTAGAACAGGCCGATCAGCCCGAGCCACCCGTCATCCTCGGCCTCGGTCTCGAAGATCGCCATAGGCTTATGGCCGCGCACGTAGAACGTGCCGTCGGGGTCGTCGAATATGACCTGCGACTCGCCGACGCTCGCCTCCTCGGCGCGCTGGTTGACCTCGAGCGTGTCGGCCCGTAGCAGGCTGGTGGCCTCGACCCAGTCGCCGTCGTTGTCCTCGTAGAAAACCCGGATGCTCACCGGATGCCCGACGGTAGCCCGCCGATGGTGCCGCCTGGCGTGCCGCCCGTGCCGCCGCGGCTGCCGGTGGTGGTGCCGCCGCGCTGCGACGTCGAGTAGGAGTTGACGACGGTGTTCGAGTTGATGACCGGGCGCGCCGCCCACATCGTCGCCATCATCCCGGCGAACCCGGCCAGGAGCGTGGCGACGATCGGCGGCGCCACGCCGCGCGTGGCCGTCGTGATGTTGCCCGTGCCGGTCCTGACCGCGCCGGTCTGGGTGAGGTCGCGCCCGGCCTGGGCGGCTGCGAACGTCGAGGCGTTGTTCTTGATGCGGTCGAGCTCGCCCTGCTGAGCGCTGGCGTCGCGGCTCGCACCGGTGCGTGCGGCGTCGATGGCGGACTGGGTGGCGCTGGCCTCTCGAGACGCGATCGAGCGCGCGTTCTCGATCGCGTTCTTGGTGGCCTGCTGCTTCTCGGGCCCGGGCTTGAGGGTGGTGCTCAGCGTGGAGATCGCGCCCTTGATGCGCGCCAGCTCGGAGCGCTGAGCTGAGTCGTCGCGGGCGCCGCGCCCCTCGGCCGCATTGATCGAGGCCTGCACGCCCTGCACAGCGGTCACGACCCGGGTGTCCTTCGGGTCGCCCGTGACCGGTGCACGCTGCCGCTCGCGCGACTCGATGGAGCCCTGGTTCATGGCGGCGTTGCGCGGCGCCTGCTCCTTGATGATCGGCCGGGCGCGCTCCTCGATCGCCGCGGCCAGCTCGGTGCGCATCGTCTTGAGCTCGTCGAGGGCCTCGCCCTGCACCAGCGTGAGCAGCGGGTTCGATTGGATGTTCGTGATGCCGTCGTCGATCGCCCGCAGCGACGTGCCCATGTCCTCGAGCGAGGCGCCGTTCTTGAGCATCTGCCGCAGGTTGTCGTGTGCCGTGCGGCCCTGCTCGGTCGAGCGGTCGCTGAGGCCCTGGCGCACGCCCTCGACCACCTCGAACGTGATGCCAGTCAGCGCACCGGCCACGAGGAACTTCCCGAACGTCTTGAGCATCCCGAGCTTCCCGCCGGCGCCACCCATTGGCCCGCCTGGGCCGCCGCCCAGCGGCGCTCCCACGGTCGCCACCCACAGCGGGTTCGCCGGCGAGCTGCCCTTCCCGAGGAACTGGTCGAAGCCGATCTTGAGGCCCTCGCCCAGGATGTCGGTGAGGGCGCCACCGGTGAGCTTGTTCAGACCCCAGCCGGTGAGCACCGCCGCCTTGACCCAATCGGGGAACCCCATGAACGCGTCCACCAGGCCCTTGGCGAACCCGGCGGCCGTCTGAAGCGAGCTCGCGATGCTCCCCCAGTCCAGCGACTTGAGCCACGTCACCGCCTCGCGGGCGCCCTTGGCGAGGTCCTTACTGAACGCCTTCAGGGCGGCCTGTGTCTTTGGCTCAGTCAGCCAGTCGATGCCCTCTTGGCTGAGGTCCACGATCACCGGCAGCAGCTCGGAGCCGATCGTGGCAGCTGCCAGGCTCACGGTATTGCCGAGGCGCTTCATCATGGACTCGGTCGTACGGAACCGCTTCTCGGCCTCCTCCTGGGCGGCCGTGCCCTCGATCCACGCGGTGCGGCTGGTGTCGAGCGACTCAGTGAGGTTGTCCGTCTCGCCCGACAGGCCCACGAGCAGCCGGGTGATCCCCGACCCCCGCTTGAACAGGCGCTCGATGGTGAGGATGCGTTCGCCCTCGCTGAGCTCGCCCAGCCCGAGGATGAACTGCTCGAGCGCGCCGCCGGCGTCCTTCTCCCAGGCCCGCTGAAACTCCTTGGCGGTCATGCCCGAAACCTTCGCGAAGGTCTTGAGCTCCTTACCGCCGCGGGCGATGAACTTGCGGCCCTCGACGAACAGCTTCTGCAGGGCGGTGCCGGCGAGCTCCTCGCCCAGGCCGAGGTTGGCCGCCGCGCTCGCCCAGCCGAGCATCTCCTCTTTGGCGATGCCGAACAGCTTCGCCGCACCACCTGAGCGCTTGGCAATCTCGAGGATCTGGGCTTCGGTACTGGCGCCCTTGTTGCCGAGGTCCACGAGGCTGGCGGCGAAGTTGTCGAACTCGGCACCGGTGAGCCCGATCACGTTCTGGAACTGACCTAGGGCGGTAGCCGCATCCTCGACGTTCACGTCGGTGGTGGCGCCCAGGATGGCCACCTGCTTCGTGAACGCGGCCAGGTCGTCCTTCGCCACGCCCATGGCGCCGCCCAGCTCGGCAATGCCCGCGAGCTCCTCGAACGAGGACGGGATCTGGGTCGCCATCTTCTTGAGCTCGTCGACCACGCCCTCGATGTTCCCGTCGACGGTCTTGGCAATCCCGGTGATCGCGCTCTCCTGCTTCGCGGCCTCGTGCACCGCGAAGGCCAGGGCGCCGGCGCCGGCCGTGACGCCCACAGCGATGCCGCGCTCGATGTTGCGGCCGGCCGTGCGGGCACCGCGCTGGGCGCTCCTGCCGATGCGATCGAACCGCTTCTCGAGCTTGGTCACGCTGCGCTCAGCGCGTGCCATGCCCGAGGTGAACTGGCGGTCTTTGACCTCGAGCTCGGCTACCAGGCGCTGGGTCTCAGCGGTGGGCACGGCGGCCGCTCCTCAGGCTGTCCTGAAGCTTCATGACCTTGGCGTCGTCGTGGCGGGCGGCGAGGCGCGCCGGCGCGCCTACGTCGCGCTCGGCGATGACCTGGAGTCGCCAGCGGGCCACGGCGTAGGAGTCGCGGTGCCGTCCGTCAGGGTACTCGAGGTCGAGGATGGCTTCGAGCGCGTCGGGCGCTTCTTTGGCAAGGCCGTCGGCGCTGATGTCGAGTCGTCCGTCGGCCCAGGCGGCGACGACTTCTCGGCCCTCCTCACTAAAGGGAGCAGCACCTGCGGGTTGTACAGCGGCTCGACCGCCTCGCTCACCACCACCGCGATCCGCCAGTCAGACAGGATGTAGCCGCGGATCGCGGCGCGCGTCGGCGCGATGGGCGCGCCCTGCACGTCCACCAGGGTCCACGCCTCGAGGCCACGCAGCACGTACTGCTCGGCCAGGGCGGCGAGCGCGTCGCCGCTCGTGGCCTCCTCGTCATCGTCGCCGAAGGACAGGGCCATGTCCTTCTGCGCGGCGATCGCGTCGCGGTACGGCAGCTCGTCGACGTAGATGAGCTCGTCGCCCTCGGGGTGGCGCGGCCCGCCGTCTACCGGCGGGCACGCGCACGGGATCGTGATCTTCATCAGGAGCCTGCCAGTCCGAGCTGGGCTTCGGTGAGGGTGTTCACCACCGTCGGCCGGAAGATCCCGCCGAAGTCGTTGGGCTCGTAGAAGGCTCGAGCGGTGAGCACGATCACGCTGTTGCCGCCCTCGGCATCTTCGGTCCGGGTGTACCAGCGCGCCGGCATCTCCCAGGCGAAGGCGTACGGGATGGCGGCCGCGGCCAGCTCAGTGCTGATCGTTTCCATCCGGATGAACCGGTTCGAGGCCGCGTCGCGACCCCAATGGTCGGACTCGCTCAGCAGGCCCACCGTGTCGTCGGTCTTGTGCAGGCGCGCCTCGAGCTCGATGGTGCGGGCGCCCGGCACCATCTCGTCGGCGTCGAAGCTCTGGTCGCCGTTCGCCCAGCGCTTGACGTCCACCTCCTGCTCGCCGCGCAGGGTGAAGCTGTACAGCGCATTCAGGAGCTGGTTGGACTCGAGCGAGTAGGGCGTGTCGCCGATGTAGATCGCGGTGTCTTTGAGGTAGGCGATGATGTCGGTAGTGCTCACGCTGAGCGCTGGCGTCGGCACCGTGCCCACCACCGGCGCGTCCGTCCAGCCCGTCGAGCGCGCCGCACCGAAGCGCCAGTTCACGGTGGCGCTCAGCGGGCCCAGGCCCACCGGGCCGCTGATCTCGAAGCTCTCGACGATGCCGTCGGCGTCTTGGAACCAATCGGTGAGAACGTCGTCGCCGAACTCGTACGTGAACAGGTCCGGGTCATCGATCGTCTCGCTGGCCGGGTCCCACGCCCAGGTGCGGCTGGTGCTCGAGGTAGACGGCGCCACGTCGCCGCCGAAGAAGCCGGCCAGGATCAGCGGCAGGTCATTGAAGGCCAGGCGCGGGAACTCGAGGCCGGCGGTGAGGTCAGGCGCCTCGCGGTGCGGTGGTGCTGTGATGTCGCGCGACCCGGTGTCGATCTCGGGGTCGGTCCAGTTGAGTTCGTGCTCTGGCACGCCGCTGAATGGGTACGCCCTCGTGGCCGCCACCGGCGTGCCCGGGACGAGCTGGCGTCCGAACTGGTGCTTCCGCAGCCGGACGAGGCCCTGCACTGGCATAACGGTTCTCCTTCGCTATTCGCTCTGCTCGCGGTACAGTCCCCGCGCGGACTCAGATGGTCAGGTTCGCGGCGTAGCCCTCCAGCGTGATGCGGGTGCCGTAGTACGACGCCAGGTCTCGCTCGAGGCCGCCGCCGCTCAGGATCCAGTCGGGGGTGTACTGCGGCTCGTCCACGACGGCCACCGCGCTGATGAGGGTGTTCCCGCCTATGGCGTGCACGGTGGCGTCCACGAGAGCGGTGAAGCCGTCCACGATCCGGTCGGCCTGGCCCACGGCATCGCTCGAGTCGAACGAGCCGCCGCCGGGCTCGCGCGGCCCGTGCAGGATGATGACGTCCATCTGTGTGGTGCGTACCGCGGCGCCACCGCTCGAGTCGCCGTACGGCACGCGCTGCTCACGGGTGACGTCGATGAACGCTGTGGGCGGCGCGATGCTGCGCGGGCGGCCAGCCCACACCTGCAGCTTCAGCGGCTCAGGGAGCGAGGCCGCGTACGTCTCGAGCAGGCCCACCACCGCGGCGCGCATCTCGACTCGCAGGCTCACGCCGCGCGGTTCCAGACGTCGGCCAGCGTGCGCGCCATAGGCGTGCGCCGGAAGGCGTCTCGAGCGGCGCGGGCGATGAAGCGGGTGCCGCGCATGCCCGGGTGCCGTACGCGCTTCGCGAAGATCGTGTTGCCGCCCTTGCCGTCAAAGACCAGCGAGGGCGAGCGCCTCGGGGTGATGGTGTGCGGCCGGGCGCCGGCGTCCACCAGGCGCGCATACCAGACGGCCATGAGGCCCACCCGCGAGCCGGTGGCCTGGCCTGGCCGGAATGACTGGGCGAGGTGGCCGGTGCGGCGCGGTGCCGAGTCGCGCGCCTCGCTGGCCGCGTCTGTGGCCCAGCGCTGGCCGACCTGGTGGCCCACCTTGGCGCTGGCCTGCAGGCGGGCTCGCAGCTCGCGGGCACCGCGCAGCTTCATGCGAGCCCCCAGCGCCGCCGGTGGCCGTACAGCAGTTGGGTGAACGTGGGGTCGCCGCTGAGCTCAGCGGCAGTGGAGCCAGGCCGCTGCGCGAGCAGCTCGGACATGCGCAGCGCCGCAGCTGCGAGCGCCTCGTCCGGGGTGTCCGCGCCGTCGACCCAGCCGCCCACCTTCAGTTTCACGTGCTCGATGGCGGCCAGCCGGATACGCTCGAGCGTGGTCTCCCAGTCGTCAACGTTTGACACGTTGAGGACTTGCGCCAGCTCAGCGGTAGTCGGCCAGGCCGCCATCAGCTCAGCACCTCAGCTCGCCGGCCTCGCTCAGCTCGCCACCGCGTAGACGGTGAAGGCGTGCGCGAAGCGCGGTGCGGGGAAGATCCCGCCGGCCAGGGCGATGTCGCGGCCGGCCACGTCGGGCCGGTCGGCCTGCAGGGTGCGCGCCGGGTCCTCGGCCCACACGAAGCCGCGGCTGGGCCCGATGATCACGTCCACGCTCTCGTCGTCGAGGGCGGGCACGTAGACCGGGCGCAGGCCGCTGATCGTTCCGCCGGCGCCACCGCCTGCGGTGAACGAGGCCGCGAGGTTCGAGTACAGCGGTGCGTTGGTGCCGGTGGCCTTGGCATCGATGAACGCCGCCACGGCTGCCGAGCTCATCCAGATGGTGTCGGGCGCCCGCTTGTAGTTCTCGATGCTGGTCTGCCAGGCGCCGCCGATGCTCAGGTCCTCGGGGTCGAGCGTTCCGCCGTTGTCCGGCGCATGCGCCACGCTGGCGCTGTCGGTGTAGCCGGCGAGCAGCGCATCCACGGCCTTGTTCTCGCAGTCGAGCGCGTAGGCCATGGCGATGTCACCTGTGAGCAGTTCGAAGAAGCCGCGCTGTGCGCGCAGGATCATCTGGATGCTCACGTCCGCCCCGCCGAAGACGCTCTGGTATGGGAAGGTGCCGGTGCCCACGCGGGTAGCGTTGGCCGTGAGCGCCGTCTTCTCGCCGCCGGCCTGGGTGCCGGCCGAGGCGTGCTGCGTGATGATCGGCAGCGTCATGCTGTTGCCAGTCTCGGGCGCTTCCACCTGCCGGGTGCTGCCGAGGAACGGGCGGTCGCGGTTGATGAGGTCGTCGTAGTCCGGCGTGAAGGTGGTGGGCACGAGGCCCGGCTGCTCGGTCGTGATGACGTCGTCGAGCGCCAGGGCCTTGAGCTCGGTCGGGCTGATCGACTCGCCGGCCATCCGGCGCAGCGTGACCATCACCCAATGGTGGAGTTTGGGCTTCGGCTTGTCGCTCGGCGCCGGCAGGCTGAACTGCGAGCGCTGCAGCTCGATCATCTCGTCGAACCGGCTGAGCAGCACGTCGACCCGCTCGTCGCGGGCGCCGCTGGCCTGGGCGACTACGATCGCATTCGCGAGCGACTCGTAGTCGACGCCGACCGGCTGGATGACGGGTGCGGCCGGCGCGGCCGGCTCAGGTGTGGTCTCGGGCACGGGGTCCTCCTTGCTTAGCACGTGCGTGACGGCAGCGCCCACGAAGGTGGGCTGCCAGGTTGTGCTCGCTTCCACGAGCTGGGCGGTGCCAGGCCCGTACACCCGGACGCGCTGCCCTTCGCGCAGCTCGAGCCGGGGTGGCCGGACCTCGTGGTAGCCCGGGGATACGCCCCGGGAGGTGCCGTCCAGCGCGAGCGCGAGCTGGTCATCGCCACGCGACGTCTTTGACACCTTGAAGTCCATGTACAGCCCGTCGTGCCGATCCTCGGCGCTCAGGCCGAGGCCGGTCGGTGGGTCCTGGTGGTCCATGCGCAGGCGCACCTCGCGCGGCTCCACCTCGCCGAAGGCGCCTCGCTCGAACAGCAGCGGGCCGTACAGCGGATGGTGTGCGACCACCCCGTACGGCATCACCCGCAGGCCGAGCCGGCGCTCCTTGACCGATAGCTCCGTGAGCTCGGTCGGCACCTCGAGGGTGACCAGGCCCTCGATCTGTGGCGCCTCGTTCTCATCCGCCATAAGAAAAACCTCCCGTCCTCGCAGGACGCGGAGGTCTCGGCGCGAGCTCGAGCGGCTGGGCGCAGTGGCCGCGGTGCCGCTGGTGTATTCGACTGGCGGGATGCTACGCCAGTGCAATGCCCGAAGGCAATCCCTCTAGGCGGCGCGCCACAGCCCGAGCATCTTCCCAGGGTCGCGCAGCGAGTCGCCGTCGTGGTAGTGGTAGCCGTCAGGGATCAGCAGGCGCGGCGGCTCGAGGCCGAACGGTGGCTCCGTGAGGTCCGGCCGGTACGCCTCGCCCTCGGCGATGTCGGTGTTCTCGCCGTCCACGTAGGTCGAGGCCAGCAGCCAATCGCCGCGCAGGCCGTCGAGCAGCCGGTGGCCGGCCACCAGCGGCAGGTGCTGCACCACATCGCGCACGATCAGCAGCCCGGGCCGGCCGAGCTCGCCCAGGGCGCTGACGTGGGCGTACAGCCGGTCCGGGTGGCGCCGGCGCGCCTCGGCCAGGGCCTCGCCCGATACGTCGACGCCCACGTAGCCCGGCAGGTCGGGCATCCACGACCCTTCGCCGCAGCCCACGTCGAGCACGCTGCTGACGCCGAGCACATCGACCAGCCACAGGATCGCGTCGGCCACCCGGCGGGTGGGCTCGACGTGGCTGCCGGGACCGGACCGGGTCTCGATCCCATTCCAGGCGTTGGCCCGGTAGATGGCGTCGAACGTCACCGCGAGCCCGTACCACGACCGCCGCGGCTCGAGCGGCGCAGCTCCCGCTGGTCCCTGGCGAAGCGCTCGCGCTCGTCGAGCCACTGGTCGGCCGCGTCGTAGTAGCGCGACTCCTCCTCGTTCGCGATCCACCCGCTGAACCACGAGCGGACCCAGGCTACGAACCGTCTAATCATGCGGGCACCCTCCTTCGTGCAGGCTCGAGCCACGAACCCCAATAGTGGTGCACCGCGAACGTCCACGGGTCCGGCACGAGGTACTTGAACTTCATGTCGCGCCCTGGGTCGGCATAGTGCACCGGGTAGAAGCTGCCGGGTGGCAGCAGCAGCACGTCTCGCCGGCCTGGCAGGAGCTCAGTGAGCACACCCGGGCCGGCGGCCCAGGTCTCGCCCGGTACGCGCGACAGGGCGAGCTCGAGACAGGCGCGCACGGCCGGGTGGTCGGGTGCCGCGCCCATCACCGCGTTGGGCACGCTGCGCTCGTCCTCCCAGGCCGCGAAGCAGCCGAGCTCGAGCAGCGGGTCGAGCGGCCGCACCGGCTCCATATCCTGGTCCATGTAGATGCCACCCCAGCGCAGCAGCGCCTCGAGGCGTACCAGGTCGGCGAGCTGTGCGCCGCTCGAGCAGCTCGCCCAGGCGCCACTGGTGAGCGGCCAGGCCGCAGGGTCCAGCGGGTCGCGGTGGGTCATG